AGGTTAGTCGCTCTCGATTAAAGCTGGCTCTGGGACCAGCCAATAGCAATCGGTTATCCCTTCGGGGCGAGGGTCATCTTCTCCTATCCGGTCCGGGATTTCCCAATCGACGGCGTAGATTATTAGGGTCATTGTGCTGTCCTCTCCAGTTTCACGACGTTAGTCCTTGGCATAGGAAGGGGCCTTCGGCCCTTGGCATACCAAGAGATCCGGACCCAGGCCTTGCCAAGCCGACCGATAGTGATCCATCGGATCCCGCCGAGCTTGCGATAGGTAATCATTGATTAACCTCCGTTAAGGGAAGGCCCTAACTCTATGATGATAGGGCCTTCCCATAGCTAGCGCAGCTTATCGGCAAGTTGCGCAACAAACTGCATGTCGCGTTTATCAAAAGCGTCATGCAGAACTGCGATTACATTTTCGAGGTAAACGCTGGCATCAAACTCCCCATCATCAAACGCTTTGGTTATTTCAGCTAATCTATTCATGTGATTGACCCTTTCACTCGCCCTTGCGGGGCAGGGATTGAATAGCGGCCTTGATGGCCTCGCTTGCGCCTAGGACCGCCTCCCATTGCTCGCGGTAGAGGGTGACCGGGAAGCGGCCATGGCCGTGATAAACCGAGAGCTTGAGGCCATCTTGGGTGATCTTCATCGAGACCTTGCGCTTGGCCTCAAGAGCTTCGATCAAGCGTTGGTTCTGCTCGATTAGCTCTTGGTAGCTCGGTTTGGTTTGGTCTGGGAGAATTCGGCGGAGCTTGTCGTTCATGTTTGGTCCTCCTGATCGAATAGGGCGAAGATCGGATCGTCTTCCCAGTCGCCCTCGGCTTGCTCTAGGACTATCTCCAAGTCATGGTCTGTCATCGCTTTGCTCCTCGCTTTGCCCGCCTCACCATTGCATGCGGGCCGTGCTCGCTTGGCGCACGATCAAAGGCCAAAGAATAAACCCTAGATGGTTTAGCCCTAGGTAGGGCCTTCGGCCTTTGGGCTTGCGTCAGAAACCGATCAATCGCCGAGCTCCGGTTCGAGCCTCTCGATCCTTCTCGCATTGGGCGATGTAATCCCTGATTTCCTTGCACCAATCCTCAACGCTTGGCTTTTCCAGGATTTCATCTAGCTTGGCCGCGAGCATTCCACGGTTTCTCTGATGGTGCATTCGCTTTCCTTTCTCGCCTATTGTAGGCCTTGGCCCAATCACGAATTGTTACAACGAGGCATTGATAGCGTTCAAGGCATTGATAGGGCCTTCGGCCATTAGAGCTCTAGCACTTGTTCCTTTGATTGTGACCCTTTGGCTATGATTGCCTCCAGCTTCGCCTTTGCCTCGATGGCCTTGGCTATCGACCTTTGCGCTTGCCTTCACTTGTGCTTTCGTTCTTCTCTCGACCTTGGCGCTTTCCCTTGCCTCGTTGAGTTCGTTCGTTAGGGTTTGGATTGTTGCCCTTGCCCGAACCGATTTAATCTTGGCCTGTAGCTCCTGGATTTTGGTCATTGCATCCTCCTGGTTTTGATGGCCCAAACCTAACCGCTTCCCGATCCCTTGTCAATGCGACCAATTGCCGCGCCTCATTCCCTTTCATTGCACCCTCATTCCGCTCAAGGCCTCATTCTCCAATTTGAGGGGGTGACCCCCGATTGTAAAAATTCTGTTCTCGTTCTGTTCTCTAGTCTCTTCTCCCCCCCCTCTCTCTCTCTTACACACATAAGCACACGCGGAACTACCCGGAACTACCCGGAATGACTGGATTGTGAGGTTTTGAGCGGATTGAGACGGAATGAGGGGGACTTGGGGCAGGTTTTGGTAGTTTTTGGCAAATTCCCTTGAGCAATCTCCTCTAGATCGATCAAAAGTTGGCACGAAACTTGCCTTACCCAGATTTACTATAGTGGTTTTGACTTTTTGCTCGCATGCGACACTATGTCACAGTGCGACAATATGTCGCAGGCATACCAGGTATGCGCTCAGCGCATACCTTCTTGGCATGATTCTTGCATGGGCCAATCATGCGTTTTGTGTGGCCCAGTCGGCATAATAGCCGCCTGCGGCCATGGCATAGACCAGTGGGACTAGGTCTTTGTCCTCGCAGGCTTGCTCGGCTGCCTCTTCCCACGACATCCGATATTGATGCGTGGCTTTGTCGTAGCTGGCCTCGTGGATGGCTACCGTGCGTAGATATGCCTGCGCTAGCTCGCGCTTAGCGTTGATGTCCATTGATTTACCTCTTCAAACAGCCCGGTCAATCCGACCGTACCCATATCATAGCCCAAGGCCATGGCCCTGTCAATATGTTTGTTTGCATACCTGCCCTGCTCCTGAGGCATACCTCCCCGCTCGCGAGGGGGTGGGGGCCAAAAGTCGGCGATCCGAGCGAGGCCCAACCCCCAGGGCGCAAAAATATCATAAACCCTTCTCCTTGGGCGCAAAAATATTGCAAACCAAGCTTAGGAACTAAATCCCAAAGGCCAAGGGTTGGGAAGGGATTGAGGGGAGAAAGGGCTTGACTTTTGCTTCGAGGTGTGGTATAATGCGCAATGGAGGATCGTAATGGCGAAGCGCAAGCATTTGTCGAACCCTAGGTCGAAGATCCATCGGGTGAGCAAGGGACCGAGTCTGGAGGCGGCGACCCGAGCCCTATTGGTTGGACAGACCTATCTTCCGAGTTTGGTTAGGCCTCAAGGAGATTGGGGCGACCAGAGGAGAAAGGTGACCTTGCCAAGGGTTAGGTTTCTAGAGGCGGACTTTGATCGCCCGGCGGAGGGAAGGTGGGCGGAGCTAGGCCGATGCGAGCTACCAGACGCCAAGCCAGTTAATGGCCGAAGGCCCTATCTACGTCGGAGAACTGGATGATAAATGGCAACGGTTAAGAAGGGAACCAAGGCGGTTAAGGTTGGTTGGGCTATCCATCTGCGATGGTGGGGCAAGAGATTGCTGTGGAGCAAGCATCGCAAGGCCGAGGGTCGAATGATTGTTCGGGAGCTAAGGGATGGAAATCCTATCCGTTGAGCCCCTGACCCGGGCCGAGGTCCCCAAATCCCATCACCGATCCGCGGTATCTCGGATCCGAGATGTCCATCATCGGATGGCCCAACTCTATGCAGCAGGGCTAAAGCCGAAGGCGATTGCCGAGATCACCGGGCGATCGGTTGTCTCGGTTAGGGAATGGCGGCGGAGCCCGGCCAGCGAGGAGCTAGTTGCCCAGTACCGGGAAGGAATCGAGGGGGAGATCACAGAGGTGCTCGGGGAGCAGGTCAAGACTATCACCAGGGCGAGGTCGATCGCTTGGAGCCAGATTCTAGACCAACTCGTGGAGGCGGAGGAGGGCGGAGAGCCATTGCCAATCCGAAGCTTGCTCGCGATCGCCGGGGACACTTCCGATCGAACCGGCCTTGGCCGACAAGCCACTCAGGTCAACATCAACGTTGGGATTGGCGCGGAGCTGGAGAAGCGAATGCGAAGGGCAGGGTCCCTTATGGATCGACGGGCGATGGTTGATGTTACGCCCAAACTCGTCCGGAGAGGTTGAGTGAATCGCCGAGATCTACTCAAGGGATTGCTTGTGGGGCCAGCGATTGGTTTGGCTTTGCCTGTTCACGCGAAGCCATTTGAGTTTATCCCTGAGCCCTCGTCTGAGTTGCTTCGTTTTCGAGCCGCAATGGCTAGGGTCAAGGCCGGGCAGACCCAACGATTCTGGAACGAATATCTTCCTAGGGTCCTTGCTGCAGAGCAATGCAGGCAAGCAGAGTGGTTGGAGGAATTCTATAGCCCCTGGATGGAGGCCTTGAGCCAGCGGGGATGAGACCTTGGGAAGAAGGCAGACCTGAGCCAGAATGCCCTCGATGTGCGGAGCTACGAGGTCGATCGGTGAAGATGCAAACGATCACCAAGGGAAAGGCCTCGATCAAGCAGGCATATGAATGCCCGAGTTGTGACTACGTGATCCCACTTGTGCCATTCGAGGCCCATGAGTAGCCCCGCCCTCCTTGATTGGCTCGCCTCTTGCTCGAACGATCCGGTGAAGTTCGTTCTCGAAGCTTTCCCTTGGGGCGAGAACCGGCTAGCAGGGTTTGAAGGACCGGAGGATTGGCAATGGAATGTGCTCGAACGGATCAAATCTGGCCTCCCAATTGACCAAGCAATCCAGCTTGCGACTGCGTCTGGCCATGGTGTCGGAAAGAGTTGTTTGGTTGCGTGGATCATCCTTTGGTCCATCTCGACAATGACCGACACTAGAGGAGTGGTAACGGCCAATACCGAAACACAGCTTAAAACTAAGACCTGGGCCGAGCTAGGGAAATGGTACAACCTGTTCATCGCGAGGGAGTTGTTTCATCTCTCCGCCACGGCCCTGTTCTCTGTTGATCGAGATCACGAAAGGACTTGGCGCATCGATATGGTCCCTTGGTCGGAGCGCAACACCGAGGCCTTCGCTGGTCTCCATAACCGTGGCCGAAGGATCCTGGTCCTGTTCGATGAGGCCTCGGCCATTCCCGATATCATCTGGGAAACCACCGAAGGGGCCTTGACTGATGCCGATACCCAGATCATCTGGGCGGTGTTCGGGAACCCGACCAGAAACACCGGGCGGTTTAGGGCTTGCTTCGAGCCAGGGAGCTTCTGGCAAACCAAGCGTGTGGATTCGAGAACGATTTCCTTCACCAACAAATCCCAGATCGATCGATGGATCAAGTTCTATGGCCTTGACTCCGACTTCGTGAGGATCAGGATCCTCGGGGAGTTCCCCCGGGTTGGCGAGATGGAGTTCTTCTCTGGAACGGATGTAGATGAGGCGATGGTCAGGGAGGTGGAGCCCTTCGGAGCCTTGGCTCTTGGGGTAGATGTCGCGCGGTTTGGGGCTAACTTCTCCGTGCTATTCCCCCGGCGAGGGAGAGATGCGAGAACGATTCCTAGAAGACGCTTTCAAGGCCTTTCAACCGTCGACCTCGCGGACAAGGTGTTTGAGTTCAATCGGGAGATCCGGGCCGATGGGATTCTCGTGGATGGGGGTGGGGTCGGAGGCGGGGTGGTAGATCAAATCCGCCACCGGCAACTTCATTGCTTTGAGGTTCAGTTCGGGGCCAAAGCCACTGGTCTTGGATACGAATCCAATACCCAAGGTGAACGCTACGCCAACAAGAGGGCCGAGATGTATGGATCCCTTCGAGCTTGGCTCAAGGGTGGGGCCCTCCCGCCTGATCCAGATCTCAAGAAGCAACTCGCTTCTATCACCTACACACTCAACAACCGGGACGAGATTATTCTAACCTCGAAAGAGGTCATGATGAGGGAGGGCCGGGAGAGCCCGGACGACATTGACGCGTTGGCATGTACCTTCGCCTATCCGATCGAGGCTAAGGCTTTGAGGTTTGGGGAGCCTTGGATCGCTCATGATGACGTGGTATCGGAATATGAACCGTATGCTATCTTAACAAAGAATAATATACCCTCGTCGGATTATAGCCCTTTTAGAAGCCTCTCCTAATGATATCGGATCTAGAAATTGGTTGGCTTGCAGGAATTTTAGAGGGCGAGGGTTGCTTCCTTATGCGCAGTAGACATAAGAATTCTCAAAGCGTTAATATTGAATCAACTGATGAAGATGTTATAAATAAGGTAGCATTGATAGTTGAAAGATTAACTGGCAAGTTATATAATGTAGGTTTTCGCGAACCACAAACTGGGTTTCTTAATGCAAAAGAAAGATATACCTTGCAAGTAAATGGCGAACCGGCTAGGATAGTTATGCGTACTATTGTAAGGTATATGTGTAGTCGCCGGCGTCAGCGTATTTGGCAATGTCTTAATGGCTATAGATCACCAAAGAAACTAAGTCGGGAAGAACTCTTTCAAGCCCTTAAACTCGTTAGTTAGAGGAGGACCCTAAAATGTTCGGAATGCCATCGTGGAAAACCACCCTCGCTGGGCTCTTGCCCATTCTCTCCGCCTTGGGCCAGCTTGCTGGAATGGCCCAAACCGGTCAATGGAATGGAGATCTTCTCCTCACCGACATCGGCCTAATCTCCGCTGGGGCTATTGGCCTATTTGCTAAAGATCGAAACGTCTCCAATGCCCCAACGCCAGTCCCAGCCAAACCCGTTGCTTGAAAGGAATCACCCAATGAAAAAGATTCTCTTGCTTTCGACCCTGCTTGTGACCCCGGCCATTGGAGCTGATCTCTACACCAAAGCCCCTCCGGCTCCGCTGGGTTATGGCGACCCATGGAATGGTTTCTACGTCGGCATCAATGGTGGTTATGGCTTCGAACGAGGAGCTGGATCCGGCCAGACCACTAACTTTCTCCACAACATTGGGACGGACTTTGCAACCTCGCCGCAGGGGTTCGTTGGCGGTCTCCATGTCGGCTATATGTGGCACCTTCCAGGCTCAGGATTCGTGTTCGGCGTTGAGGGTGATGGCGATATCGCGACGCTCGATGGAACACAACAGAACCCGGGGTTCATCGGCAACGTCAATTCCAAGAACCGTTGGCTTGCGTCGTTTCGCGGAAGACTCGGCTACATACTCGTGCCGAATGTTTTGGCCTATGGCACCGGTGGTTATGGGTGGGGAAGTGCTGACTTCACCGTTACAGGGACGGACGGAAGTCAGGTCAACTTCAAACCAACTCTTGGTGGTGCCGTACTTGGCGGTGGAATTGAGATCGCTCTTACTCCTAGCTTGCTGGCTCGGGTGGAGTATCTTCATTACTTCCTAAACGATATCAATGGGAGCTTTAGTGGCAAGTTGATGCCAATTGGGGTGTCGGCTAATATGATCTTTCACGCTGATGACAATGTAAGCCTCATTCGAGGTGGTCTGAGCTACAAGTTCTAGGAGGTTCTTATGGCAGCAGTAGGCGAAGCCCTTTCCCATCAGCTTTTTGACTTTCATCTCTCGGATGTCGGTCGGGTGGTGGCGAAGGTGATGAAAGAACATTCAAAGGATTGTGATGGGTGTTCTGGATATCCTACAGGGGCTTATGACCTAGTGATGGCCGAGCTCTTGATCAACGTTCGGGCTTTTCTTGGCGATCGCTTGGAGGAGCTTGAAATCCGCAAAGAAGAGGCCGCCTAGGGTTATGGGCTCTGGTACTTTAATGGCACCTTTAAACGGTAGAAATAACTACTGGGAGCCCGCCTTCGTCGATCTGGTTAGGCCAAACCCTTTAGGTGATTCATGTCTCCCAGCGTGAACGTTTCTCAACCCGTAGCCCCACCTCCACCACCCAACCCACCCATGTTTGGCTCTCAAGCCACCAAAGGCGCAGGAGATCGCCAACGACAGATGGCTGGGGCAAGCCAAGGCTTTGGGGCCACCATCCTTGGGGGTGGAAATCCGACCAATACCGGAAACAAGACTCTTTTGGGGCAATAGCTAGAGGGTGATCAACAATGAGTGAAAGTATCAACTTCGAAGAACAAGCCCTTCGCATCTACAACGAAGGCCTTGCCTCCACCGTTGAGTGGCACAAGCGATTAGCCGAAGGCCCTCAACCAAAGTTGTTGGAGTCCAAGCCCTTGCTCCCCGATCATTCCCGTGGCTCGCTGAGCCCCCTTGGTGGAACTGTATGGTAGATCTAATCCCGCTTAGGACCGCCAATCTGGGCCGTTGGAATCGAATGGCTCTCAAGCACGACTTCGAGCTCGCCTTTGAACACGTTGCCCGCAAACTTCTCGAAGCCAAGTCCCGCTATCGATCCGTGACCGCTCGAACGCGTGTACCTTGGGCCATCATTGCCGTTATCCACGAAAGGGAAGGCTCTCAGTCTTGGCGAGCTAATCTAGCTCAAGGCGATCCTTGGGACAAACCTTCAATCCACGTCCCTCGTAGCCGAGGTCCGTTTGGCTCTTGGGAAGACGCAGCGATTGATGCCTTGGTTAATTGCCCTCCCTTTGCTGCCAAGAACACTAATTGGTCGATTGGTGGCTCTCTAACAATGCTGGAGGAGTACAACGGTCTTGGCTATCAGTTAATCCATCATATGGCCTCGCCCTATCTCTGGGCTGGAACCAACCAATACATTAAAGGCAAGTATATTGCTGATGGCCACTTCGATCCGGATGCTGGAGATCACCAATTAGGTTGCGCTGGGCTCCTTCGGGCGATGGTCAAGCTAGATGAAACCATTGATGATGAGTGGGATTGATGGAGGAGCTTGAGCGCTTGCGCCAAGAGAATGCAGAGCTTAGGCGCTTGCTTGAGGCTGCTCTTAATCGGATTGAAGACGATTCGCAAACCTTGGACAAGCGCGCAGCTATAATTGGTAGTCTGCAACAGGCTTTGATTAGCCAGCCAGTGGGACAAGCCTGATGCCTTTGAAGGTGCCTAGCTCCAACGTTGTTCCAATGGAAGGCTCAACCCCTTCTGAGGTCGATAAATGGATGGCCCTTGCCACCATGAAGGAGGTTGGCAGCTTCGACGCCCGATTTCGTGGGCAGAACCTCAACTTCTCTGAGGGTCTTGATCCGAACCTGCAAGGCAACGTTGAAGATCGTCGTGGTAGGTATGAGGGAGTTTTGCAACAATACGACACCACTGGTGTAGAGGGTATCAAAGATGCCTTAAGAAGGGGTGGTTCTTTACCTAAAGCAACTCCGATACCACAAGGCCAACTATCAAAGGATGCAGGTTTTGATGACGTGGTGCGAAGAAGGTTGGCAAGGCGTTAGCGATGGCCCTTTCTGAGCAAGACCTCGCCAAAGCGATGGGATCTCGGATTCCCTCAGCGCAAGACCTTGCCCTTCGTCGCCACTCCGAGAGTCGAATGATCGGCCTTAGAATCAATCGCTATTCGTGGTGGACCCACGGTAGGGAGCTTGCAGATTTCTTCCTTCCTCGCCGTTATAAGTGGCTGATTACCCCCAATCAAATGGGCCGGGGATCCCCAATCAATCAACATATCCTCGACTCGACCTCCACGCTTGCGGCCAGGAATCTCGCTGCGGGAATGATGTATGGAATAACCAACCCTACCACCCCATGGTTCCGTTTGAGGTTGGGAAGGATTGACTCAACCCAGACCAACCCCATTGCCATCTGGTTATTCCAAGTCGAGCAGATGATGATGCAGGTCTTTCAAGAATCCAACTTCTACCAATCCCTTGCGATTTTCTATTTCGATCTGGTGATCTTCGGTACTGCCTCGATGATCATCTATGAAGACTTCAATCATGTTATCAACTGCATCAACCCTTGCTTCGGCGAGTACTATTGTGATGTCAACTCTCAACTCAACATGGTGGATGTATTCTATCGTGAGTTCACCTACACCGTGGCCCAAGCCGTTGAGAGGTGGGGAATCGAGAATGTTTCTCCAAACATTGCCGCCCAATATAAGGAAAGCAAGCGGGGTTCCTCTGCTGGATTGACCCGGGAGATAGTGGTTGCTCATGGAATCGAACCCAATTTCAACTTCAGAGAGTTCGGGGTTCCATCCCAGTTCAAATATCGCGAGGTCTATTGGGAGTGGGGAGGGTCAGCCTCCCCACAAGGTGGAAGTAGTTTCTCTCCTGGCTTACTCGACAAAAGGGGGTTTTATGAAAATCCCTGCATTACAGCAAGGTGGGATACTGTGGCTAATGACGCCTATGGTCGATCTCCTGCCATGGATGCCCTTCCTGATTGTAAACAACTCCAACTCCAAGTTCGTCGCCAAGCCCAAGGTATTGATAAACAAGTTAATCCCCCCCTCCAAGCCGATATCCAACTTAAGAACCAACCAGCTTCCCTGATCCCTGGTGGGATAACCTACGTCGCTGGGCTAATGAGCTCCTCGAACCCTGGAATGCAATCGATCTACAACCACAAAATCGAACTGGGTCCGATGACCGAGAACCTAGAACTGGTTCGTCAGCGGATCAAACAAATATTCTTCAACGATCTCTTTCAAACCATTTCCCAGTATCAAACCCGGTCCAATGTTACCGCGGAGGAAGTCAATGCTCGACGAGCCGAATCCCTTATCATGCTTGGGCCAGTCCTTGAGCGATTGCAGCTTGAGCTCTTGGCTCCAGCAATCGATCGAACTTTTTCCATTATGTCCAGGGCTGGAATTTTGCCCCCCGCTCCAGCTAACATTAGCGGGGCGGAGCTCTCGATTCAATACGTTTCGATGCTCTCCCTAGCACAGCAAGCAGCTAAAACAGCTGGCATTGATAGGCTCTTGCAGATTGCCGGGTCCCTTGCTGGTATCGATCCAGCGGTAGTGGATAACCTCGACATTGACTACGCCTTGGCTCGCTATTCCAACCTGATGAACAACGATCCCCGATTGATTCGCACTCCTGATCAGGTCGCAAAGATCAGGACCCAAAGAGCCCAACAGCAGCAACAAGCCCAGGTCGCTCAGCAAGCCGACACTGCCCAGAAGCTAGCCGCAGGTGCTCAGACTCTATCCCAAACGGATGTTGGAGGAGGAAAGAACGCAATGAGTGCAATGCTTGAGAGGGCTGCTTGATGACCCTAGTTCGAGCCGCTAACACCAATGATCCATCCTCCCTTTCTGATAATCAGCTACTTCGCGAGCACTCTTGTTGGGACTTCGCCGTTCGTCAAATCTCCCAGTGGGGTCCTGCGATGGAAAGGGCAGAGCGGGAGCGGGAACGATTCGCTGCGGAGATCAAGCGGAGGAAACTTGCGTGAGTTCCTGCCACCAAGCCCGCCAGCCCCGGTGTCAGGAAAGGGGACGGTCTCTGCCCCCTCCCTAGGGATCGTCCCCACCAATGAAAGATGAGTATGAACTCTCTCCAGAAGAGAAGCGTGAGGCCAAGCGCCAAGCGAAGGCTGCAAAGGTCCAGGAGGCTGAGGAGAATGCTGTTGTTCAAGGGATTATGTCAACGCCTGGGGGCAGGGCTTGGATGCGGAGCAAGCTTGAGGTTTGCCAAATCTTCCACTCGACCTTTACTGGAGAGGCCCTTAGTGGAGCCTTTAATGAGGGCCGAAGAACTGTTGGATTAATGCTGTTAGCCGAACTCATGCGTGCTTGTCCCGAACAGTATATTCGAATGATGGGAGAACAAAGTGCCCGAAGAGATGACGAATGGAACCCAGACGACGAGCGGAACTGGGACGGAGACCAGTGGATCGGAGCAGGGCCAGAAGACTGACCAAAGCGCTCTTAGCGCAGCCCTTGGCGATGGAACCAAGACCGAGGACCAGCTAAACGCTGATAAGGCTAAGGCGCCTGTTGTTCCAGAGAAGTATGCTGACTTCACCGCCCCAGAAGGCCTAACCCTCGACCCAAAAGCCATCGAAGAGGCTGCGCCAATCTTCAAAGAACTTGGCCTCTCCCAGGAAGGGGCCCAAAAGCTAGTCGATTTCTACGGCAAACAGGTCGCCAAGCTTAGCAGCGATTCGATTAGCTCTTGGACCAAGACCCGGGAGGATTGGCGCGAAGAACTCAAATCCGATCCAACTCTTGGAAAGGAGCTTGCCCCAGACGGCAAAGTACCTGTAACCGTGAACCGTGCTCTGGACGGTTTGCAAAACCCTAAGTTAGTCGCCGACTTCAAGGATGCAATGAACACGACCGGCGCTGGGGATAATCCCGCCTTTGTTCGTGTTCTATACGCCTTGGCCAGCAAACTCACAGAGGGAACTTCGTACGCACAAGGCGGCCCAACCGGGGCAAAGAATGCTTCGCGATCTGCCGCTGCCGCTGTGTATCCCAACCTACCTTCAAACTCTGGAGATAGCTAATGGCCATTATAGGCACAACCGCAATCACCTATGCGGATTGGGCCAAGAGACTTGACGATGGTTATAAGATCGCTACCATCATCGAGCTCTTGTCTCAAACCAATGAGATCCTTGAAGACATGCTTGTGGTTCAGGGTAACCTTCCCACAGGTCATAAAACTACCGTTCGAACTGGCCTTCCTCAGGCCACTTGGCGGTTGCTTAACCAAGGCGTCCCAAACGCTAAATCCACCACTGCTCAGATCGTTGATACCTGTGGGAATCTTGAAGCCTATGCAGTGATCGACAAAGATATCGCCGACCTTAACGGCAATACCCAAGAGTTTCGGCTCTCGGAAGTGATGGCTTTTCTTGAGGGGATGAGCCAGCAGGTCGCTTCGACAATGATCTATGGAAATCAAGGGGTCAACCCAGAACGGTTCACTGGCTTTGCTCCTCGATACCCGACCGTTTCCACCTCTGCCTCCCAGACCGCTAACAACGTTCTCGACGGCCAAGGAACCGCCTCAACCAACACCTCGATTTGGATCCATGTGTGGGGCGCGGACACTGCCCATGTCACCTTTCCGAAGGGCAAGATCACTGGTCTCCAACACCGGGATATGGGTGAGTGGCCTGTGCTCGACGCCGCGGGCAACACCTACCAAGCCTATCGAGACCACTTCAAATGGGAGATTGGATACGTTCTTCGGGATTGGCGATATGTTTCTCGAATCTGTAACATCGACATCACCCAACTAACCGGTGTTAGCGCAGCTAACCTGATCAATCTCTTGGTTCGGGCGCTCTACAAGCTCCCAACCGCTCCGGCCTCTGCAACCACGATCCAGACCTCTGACACTCCCCAGGTCCGGGCCAACATGGGTCGGACGGTGATCTACTGCAACAGGGTGATTCGGACCTATCTTGACCTCCAGGCCATGAACAAGACGAACGTCTTGTTGCGGATTGAGGAGTTTGATGGCAAACCTATCACCACGTTTCGTGGGATTCCGATCAGAACTTGTGACGCGGTGCTCAACAATGAGGCCAGGGTAACCTGAGCTAGAGAAAGGAGCAAAGCTATGATTCTCGATGGCCTTTTGTCCTTCACCAACCCCACCTCCGGTGATCTAATCACCGCCGCCCAGACCAACTTCCCATTCTCGAATGATATCGATTGGGGAATCTCTGGTCTTCCGGTCTCCTCGACCTCTCCAACCAACCAGCCCTTCCGAGATATGGGCATCGGCGACGATCCAGCCCTCAAGTTCTTGGTCGAGGTCACCACCGCCTTCGCTGGGGGTACCAGTGTCCAATTGATCCTTCAAGGGGCTCCCGATAACGGCTCTGGAGGTGAGGGAACCTTTGTAAACTGGTGGACTTCTCCAGTCTACACCACCGCCCAGCTCCTGCTTGGGGTCCGACTATTCGACATGGACTTCCCTCGGCCTCCGGCTGGCGTAGCACTTCCACGGTTCTCTCGACTCCTCTACACCTCGGTTGGGACCTTCACCGCTGGAGCGATCAAGGCCTTCATCGTGCTGGATCGGTTTGACCAAATCTACAACGCCTTGAACAACTCGATCCTTGGCGGCTACCCCGCTGGGGTTACGATCCCGAACTGAGGAGGGAAGCAATGAAGATCAATCGTTGGATTGTTGGCGGCCTATTCTTTGGCCTTCTCTCTGGGCTTGCTCTGGCCCAGGTTAATCGTTCTGTTCAGATGTCGCAGGATCCCACTGGATTCATTGCGGCCGATCTAGTTGCTGGCCATCTTCACATTCCGCAAGGGGGTAAGGGCACTCCGGTCCTTTCGGCTTGTGGGGCTGCTACAGCAACTGGAAACGATGCAGCTTTTACTCTTACTGCTGCTCAGGCAACCTGTACGGCTACCTTTGCCACCGTCTATCCAGCTGCACCAAGGTGTCTGATATCTGGTGGGCCGACTACTGGTGGATTGGTAGCTTCTTCTACTACAGCGTTGACTATTACTGGTCTAACGGCTGCTAGTGTCTACACTGTCTTCTGCATTGGTCAGTGAGGAGGGAGGATATGATGATAACTTTCTGGCCTTCTGTGCAGCATATAACTGATAATACGCAAGGGTCTGCAACTATAATCGTAAGGGACTCGGCGTGGACTGTTGTTATGGGTGCTTCAGCTGATGGCACTCATAATTACTGCATGTTACCTTCTGGTTGTGACGTAGGAGACGTAGTGGAGGTACACGATGATGGCAGTTCTGGATTTGGTACCAATGTGCTACCTCCTTCTGGAGAAACCATGATCGGTGGTGTGTCTATAACGGCGCCGAGATTGTTTAGAAAGGTAGGCGCCTCAACTTGGAGCTATCTATCATGAGTACGATGAAAAGGTATCTGTTGGGGGGAGCTGCGGCTCTCCTCTTTGGGGTAGTTGCTGGCTTGGCTCAGCAACTAACTTCCCGAACCCTATCCGGAAGCGAGGTCATCCTTGCCCAGGTTGGCATTGGTGGAACTGGCCTCTATATCCCGACAGGCCAGATGCGGAATGCTCAAGGGGTGGTTACCACCGCTCTGACCACCGGAACGTTATCGACCCTGACCAACCTGAATGCCGCGACGTTGATCTCGACCGCTGCGTGTGGTGGAACCCTGACGGTAAATCTTCCTGCGAATCCATGGGATGGGGAGATCTTTGAGTGGTCTAATGGCACAGCCGCTACTGCTTTTACTACTGGTTGTGTTGTTGCTGCAACTGATGGCGCAACTATTACTGGTGGTGCTGGTGCTAATGCTGTTACCACTCTTGCTGCTGGATCTAGTGCTGAGTGGCGCTATGTTCAATCAACTAATACTTGGTATCGAGTGAGGTGATGAAACTCAAGAACGCTCTCCTAGTTGGGATTGGCCTTGCCCTTTGCTCAGGGGCCCTGGCCCAGCAATACGACCAGCCCAATCCAACCTCTACCTTCAATATGGGAGGGGTGTTCAACACCACCCTTCCAACCATCACCAACGGGAAGACTGGATACGTTCAGATCGATTCCGTTGGACGAATCATTACCACACCTGGTTCTGGTACCTTTGCTGCCCAGACCTCGATCACCGCCACCTTCTCAGGCGCAGATACCACCACAGCCACTGCTACCCTTCCGGCGGCAGCAGGTAAACTAACCTATATTTGTGGCTTCAATATATCTGGCCTTGGTGCAACTGCTGCCACAACTGTCTCTCCAACTATAGCGACCCTTGCGGGTGGAAATACCTTTACGCTTAGTGGTGGTTATACCTTTGCGACAGGGGCTACTGTTAACAATACTTTGGCCAGCTTTACCTTTCCATTGTGTGTGGCTGCAAATGCCGTGAACTCAACCATCGTGGTAACTGTTCCTGGTGCAGCAGGCAATACCTCGACCTTCATCAATGCTTGGGGGTACCAGCAATGAAGTATCTTGCAATAGTCCTCACGCTTGCTATTGGCGGCTTTGCGGTGGCGCAAGACATTCGCCAAACAATTCCACTTCCATTACCAATGACCATGGGCGGTAGTGGTGGGGTGACTGGAGCGGTAGCCTTATCAAGCACTGTGGGTGCTCTTCCTGCTTGCAATGCGGCCATTAAGGGCCAAATCTACTTCGTAACTGACGCACTCCTTCCAGCTCTTGGCGCCATCATCGCCGGTGGGGGAGCCGTGAATGCGCTGGTGTTCTGCAATGGTACTAACTGGATTGGAGGCTGACTATGGCAAGATGGCTCTTAACCGAACCTCCCTACCTCAACGTTCCCGGCACTCGCTGGGAATACAAAGAGACCGACCGAACCTCTGGCAAGCAGAAGTCCATGACCTTGCCGGTCCCAGCCTTCCTCGATCCACGGGACGAAGCGGATTGGAACTATTCCCAGAAGTCCGGCCCGTTCCAAGCCGAGCAAGGCTTCACGGTTTTGGAATCGTTTGGGATTGTGGTTTGCTATGAGGGCAAGGGTCAAGGACGAGATATCATCTTCGTTGGTCCTCCAACCCCGGGGATGCTTCCCTTGGACACCGAGGCCAAGAAGATTTCGGATAAAGAATCGCCCAAGTGGATCCATCCGATCGAGGGCCTTCCTGGAACCTTTTCGGACAATCTCCTTGAAAGCTTGCAGATGCAAGTTGCAGCAGTGGCATCTAAGGCTTCGGTGCCCAAGGATGACGGAAAGCTCGATAAGCTGATGGAAGCGATGACCATGATGGCCCAAGAGAATGCGAAGCTGATTGCTGCGCTTTCGACACGGAGAGCGTGATGGCCAAAGGAAAACCCAAACCTAAACCCAAACCTCCAAGGCCTTACTAATGGCTCTCATAACCGTTCTTGTTGGCGCCGCTTCCGCTCAAGTGATCGGCGCTTCGACCCAGAACCTGGTTCGGCGTAAGCTGACCTTCCACAATCCGAACATTGTTGGCCAACAGAGCATCTATCTGACCCAAGCTCCGGCTGCCGCAGTCGTGGGGTCTGGGCTGGCGCTCCTTCCAGGGGAAAAGTACGATGTCTTTGGCGACCAATGTCTCACGGCCTGGAATGGGATTGGCTCCGCTGCGGGGGCCAATGTATCCGTGATTGAGTATCTCTATGCGGCGGGGAATCTTCCCCAGGGTTATCTCTTTAGCCTTCCGGTGGGATGATGAAAAAGCTCCTTCTCGCACTTCTGCTTTCATCGAGTGTGGCGCAAGCCCAGTTTGCCACCACCACCACCACTGCACCGATTGGAGACAACACTAATCGGATTGCTAGCACTGGATTTGTTAATGGTGGAGGTCTTGGGTTTGGAGTGGTTGGCAATTCCAATCTTGCCCAAATGCCAGCCTTTACCTTCAAGGGCAACAACACCGCTGTAGGTGCGCCGCCGATTGATCTGACCGTGGCGCAGACCAAGTCGCTGCTTACCGTTTCGGTCTCCGTCACCGACTCGGCCTTTGGCGCCAAGTGCGATGGAACGACCGACGACACGACGGCAATTCAAGCCACCATCAATTCGCTGCCGGCCAACGGGGGTATCGTGCTTTTCCCCGTCGCGAACTGCAAGATTTCGTCAACTCTGACGATCGGAAACGGCACGACTTCGGCAGTTTCTACTCGATCAGGGGTCATCCTCCAGGGTATTGCCAACCCCGGAACCGGCTCGGCTGTGTTTCCGTTTACCACGGTCACTGGTCCGAAACTGACATGGGTTGGTGGTGCCTCTCCCATGATCTCCATCAAGGGGCCACTGTCCGGATGGGGCATCCAAAACTTGTACCTCGACGGCGCCAGCACGGCGACGCAGTGTATAGCTCCCACTTCCGCACAGAATGGCGATAGTCGAAACCTTGTCATTGTCAATTGCCTGCAAGGCATCGGATCAACTTCAAATCCCATTGGGGGCTATACAGGCGTCAATAATGTCGACAGCTGGCAGAATATCTGGACCAACACGACCGTCGTTGTTCCTGGAGCAGCGGGAAACTTTGGCATCGTCCTTACGGGAGCCTCGGACGGCACCAGCGACACCGATTACAATGTGTTCGTTGGAACGACCATCCTCGTTGGCGGAACAAATATGGCGGTTAGCTTTCAGGTCAGCGATGGTAACATATTCAATAATTTGAGGGTAATTAAAAGCGGTGGAACACCAGGTGCAATTCTCTATGACTATACTGTTAATTCAGGATTTCCCTCCGGAAATATTATTAACTCAGTAGATACCGGCGCACCTACTCTAACATTTGTTAATAATGGAACGCCAGGGGCGGGTGCCAAGGCAAATATCGTCAATGGACTCCAAGAGCAGAATGGCTCGACTGCTCCGAGCGTAGTCAATTTGGCGGTTTATGGAGCGCATAATATCAATCTTTCACAGGGTGGTAATAATCCAAGCACACAGATATCAACCACTAATGGGCATCTTGGCTATTCTGGCACAGCTCCGACGCTCACGGCAGGGTGCAATGGCGCCGGTTCGGCTGGCGTGACTGGGACGGACAATGCCGGCCTAATAAATGGACAGACGGCAGCAGCTACGACCTGCACGGTGACTTTCGCAAAGACCTACACAACAGCGCCATTTTGCACTGCAAATGGTGTCAATGGTGCAGTGACTTTGTTGAGCACGACAACGACTGCTTTAGTTATTGTATTTCCTAGCACAGCGGGATGGTTTGGTAGTTTTATCTGTGTGGGTATATAAAATTTATGACCGTCTCCACTTCTCTCAATAAAATCATCTATCAGGGGAACGGCGCCACAACCGTATTCCCGTTCACCTTCCCGGGCGTAGCCGCAGCTGATATTCAAGTATTCTTCACCGATGTCCTGGGCAACGTCACCCTTCTAGCTGCTAGCTCCTATACCCTTTCGTTGAATGCTCCAACAGGCACCAACCCCACAGGTGCCGGGGGATCGGTCACCTACAACCCGCTAGGCGTACCGATCCCCATCAACACCAGCCTGACTATCCTTCGAACCCTCCCGTTGGTGCAAAGCACTTCCCTAGCAAATCAGGGAACGCTTTACCAACCAGTGGAAGAGGCTGCGCTCGACTACCTAATGATGACCGTTCAGCAAACCGCGGAGATTGGGAATCGAGAACTAACTGTTGCGGTGTCCGACCCACCCCCGAATCCGCTCCCTGCGGTAGCTGCTAGGGCTAACCAGGTCCTTGGCTTCGATGCCTCTGGCAATCCGATAGCGGTCTCATCCCTTCCAGCTGGAACCGTGTCCTCTGCGATGCAACCGGTGGTCAATGCCGCTACCCTTGCTGCTGGTCGAAGCGCCTTTGGCCTTGGTTCGATCGCAACGGAGACCATTGGCCTTGGGCTTCAAGATAATGGCGCAAATGCGATTCAGACATTCTTCAATACGGTTGCGGATTCAACCAACCAAACCGTAACTTCATCGTTTCACCAAAACATCCGTGCAGCAACAGGAGCCCTCAACTATACCCTTCCCAAAGCCTCAACTCTGTTCAATGGTTTTGGCTTTTGGGTATATGCCTTAACTGGCGCAATAACCTTTATCATTAACGCTGCCGACGCTTTCTCTGGCGCAGGCACTGGCGCTTCTCTAGTTATTCCGCCTGGATCAAGAGTCTTCGTCTCCACCGATGCCGCTGGATCGGGTACTTGGTACATTAGGCCAAGTGCTCTTCAAGGGTTTAATGCCCCACTTAATCTCCAGCTGAATGCTTCTGCCGGTAGCGGCAGTGCTTTGATTAATATTAAGGACGCGAATGGCAATGATCCTTCTCCTGCTTCTCCTATAACTGTTGTCCATTCCTTCAATGGTAATGCGACTCCTCGTGCTATAACAGTTCCGTTATCATTGACAATACCTAGTGGAGCTAGCCTTGGCACTGTTAGTGGTCAGGCTTTCAGAATTTGGGTTGGGCTTTTCGACAATGCTGGAACGCCTGTTCTTGGTGTTTATAACTCTCTTTCAGGAACCAATGTTCAGTCTTGGAATGAGGCCGCCCAGTCGCCTGGAGTAGCTATCTCAGCTGGGGCAACCCAAGCCCAGACTTGGTACACTAATGGTTCGATTGCACCACCTAAGAGCTTTAGGATCCTTGGTTATTTTGAAGGTGTTCAGGGTGGTGGGGCTTGGACTACAGGTTTATCACTAGTGCAGCTCTTTGGGCCTGGGATTAAGCGGCCGGGGGATACGGTTCAGGAAGCTCCTACTAAGATCTCTGCTTCTGGTTCGACAACCAGCTCGACGTTTGTGGCTTTGCCTAACCAAACTGCGATTATTGGTATCCAATCGGCAGCTAATCTAATTCGGGTCGAGGCTTGTGGCCAAGTGTCTTCTGGTGGTAGCATTCCATCAAACCAAACTGGGCAGCTGTCTCTATCTCGTGGAACGGTTGCCAACGCAAACCTATTTGGGGATGTCGGTGGTCTATTTGGCGGAATCACTGGCGTTGCATCTGGGGCCTATACCTTCGGTTGCACTGGAGCACTGTTCGGTTATGACCTTCCTAATCAAGTCGGGAACGTGACCTATGCGGTGCAAGGGAATATCACTGGGGGCAACACTCTTACCTTTGGTCCTAATGCTCAAATGCTTGCAAGAGAGATTATGGTTTAATGACCGAAGAATTCGAAAAGCCTCTACATCCCGACTCCGTCTACATCCGCCGGTGTTCGGAGGAGCTAACCTCGATTCGTCAAATGCTCTCTAAGGTTATCAACTACATGGTAGATGCTGAGTCTGAGGTCCCGGAGAAGATGCGGAGGTTCATTATGTATTTTCACGACGTGCATGATATTGTGAATGTGTACGAGGAGCGGGGCCACCAGCCACCTGAGCATATCAAAAGGGAAATGGAGCGTTGTGATGATCGCTACCGACAGTTGTTGGCTCAGGCTCACACTGATGGAGGTGTCTTCGAAAAAGTTCGTCGAGAAATGGCAAGCGACCCAGAAAACCGTTGGGACCATACTCGACTACTAGGAAAGACTTCTAAGCGTGAGTAATTTATCTGATTTTGAATTGGGTTGGCTTGTAGGTATCCTTGAAGGAGAAGGTCATTTTGGCTTTTACACAAGCCAAGTAGTAGAAGTCAATATGACTGATGAGGATACTCTTTATAAGATAGCTTCCATTTACGAGAGAATTCTGGGAGTTCCAATAACTGTTTTGTCCATACCCAAAAAGAGTGGTCAAGAGGTTTTCTCCGTAAGAGTTTATGGAGAACGCGCAAGAACTATCATGCACCTAGTTGTGACTCATATGAGTTATAGAAGGCGCCAGAAAATCTGGCAATGTCTTAATAGCTTTAGGCCAGAGAAGGTTAATGTAGTTGATCTTATGAAGACGCTAAAGAAAGGAGAATCCAAATGACCAAGATCATGCTTCGCCAAGGCCATGCTGATCGAAACGTCCAAGAGGGATTTCATCGAGAGCCTCGGCCTTATGCAGTGAACCAGAACTTTCCATCGCAGCTTGGAACTGCGATTGATCCTAAAGCGGTTGAGCGGTTTCGCCAAGGGGAAGGCTTTCGAGCTCCAATCGGCCCAACCGACGGCCTTGATCAAGGCCCCGGGGCCAATCGAGATGGTGGAAAGCCAGGTTCTCCGATCAGGAAATCCGGAGGACAAGGAACCTACTAATGGCTACTCCCGGGGCTGTGCCAAAGAATACTCCGCTAGGTATGATCCAGTCTGGTGGTAACCCCGGGTTTGGGGGTGGATCTTTAGCCATAATGCAAGAGCTGTCTGGATTTGCTCCTGGGGGAGAGAAGGGGTTTGAGCAAGGCTGGGCTAACGTTCCCCAATCAACACGATCAGCATTTATGGGAGGTCAAGACACGATTCTTGGTAGAAGGCCAAATCGTCCACAGAAGACCCTCTTGGGTCAATAGAAGGAGAATACTATGGACTGGAATCATGTACTAACACTCTTGCTAGTCATCGAAAAGGCCACTGGTCATCCCAGGCTTAGGCCATTGGTCGACGCGGCTGCGGCTGAGCTAGAGGCGATGGATCCGACGGCGAAGCACGAGGAGGAAGAGTAATGGCAAAGGATATCCTCTCTAGCTATGGCCCTGAGCGAAGCTCTGGTGGTGGTGGTGATGCTGATGGAGGGGTTGATATGGACGATAAGGTCGATGTGAATAACTATCGCTCGCCTTGTGGGCCTAGGAATATCGACGATCCAAAGTCTCCCAGCATCCATGGGAAGAACTTCGACTATTGCGGTAGCCAAGGGCAAGCTTCGCTTCGCTCTCAGTCCTCTGGCTCACCTGGGCTTGGGGGAATGGTCAAGTCTGTACAAGGGAAACATTAAGGCGAGGAGGCACTAATGAGTAAAGATTTTCTTCGCGAGTTTGGTCCTGAGCGCCGAATAGACCAAGGCCCTTCTGGGGGAGGAGACCCGGGGCGAAGGGATGTGTTTGGGTATGCTCCACCGGTGGGACCGATTGGGGTTATGGACACTTCGCCGGTTGGCTTGGGCGGAAAGAACCTTGGCAATCGCGGCTCCCAGGAATCTCGAAATGTGTTCGGCGATGGCGCTGGTGGGATGGCTAGCAATGGCCATCGCTGCGTGGTTCAAGGTCGATACTAATGACCTCCCAGACCGATATCGCCAACCGAGCGCTGGCTCTTATCGGTACGCGCTCTCAGATAGCCTCACTTACCGAGCAGAGTAATGAGGCTATTCAAACCAACATTTGGATCGACACCTGCCGGCGGGAGCTCTTGCGGCTTGCGCCTTGGAACTCTGCAAGGAACTACAACTCCTTGACCCTGATTTGTGCCGCTCCAGGTACGCCGGAGAATCCAACCACAGGAGCCCCGCAATGGGTGAAGGGCCAACCCCCACCGCCATGGATTTACGAGTATGCATACCCATCGGATTGTATTCGGCCCCTTTTCGTGGTACCGCAATTCACTACGGGCTTCTCTGGAGGAGTTCCCATCACAACCGCAGTTACTGGAGGGGCTCCACAGTTCTGGAATGGGCCTCCGGTACGGTTCCAGGTTGGGCTTGATCAAGTCCTCAACGGTGTCCCTGCGGTTGGGGGTCCAGACGTAAAGGTGATTTGGACCAACCAGGAGTTCGCGATCCTGTCTTATCTAAAGGATATCTCCAACATTGACGTAATGGATGATCAACTCCAAGGGGCTTGGGCGAGTTACCTCGCCTCCAAGCTCGCTATTGCCTTAACCGGCGATAAGGGCTTGGCCAACCTCAGGATCAAGGACGCGAATAATATGATCCAAGTGGCCCGGGTTGGTGACGGGAATGAGGGATTGACCATCAACGATGTAACGCCAGATTTCATCCGGACCCGGGGAGTTGACTTTGCAGAGGACTTCTCTTGGAGCCCGAATATGGGGATCTTCGATTGGGGCGGGCTCCTGGCAACATACTGAGGGAACTTAGGAGAATCACTATGGTGAGTTTTCTGCATTCAATCGTATAATTGGAGGGTGCTCAAATTTCAGAGAACATTATACAAGCAAGCTTTAGCTCGGGCGAACTCGCACCTTCAATATTTGCGAGAACCGATCTGGCTGCCTACCACACTGGGCTTGCCGTTTGCCGCAACTTCTTCGTTGACTATCGCTCAGGGATCTCCACTCGATCTGGAACCAAGTTCGTAATTCAATGTCTTAAGTCCTCTACCGCTGTTCGTCTGATCGGCTTCTCTCAATCCGTTACCACGACCTACGTGATCGAATTCGGTGACCGCTATTGTCGGTTCATCTCTAATGGTGCTCCGGTTCTTGAATCCCCATTTGGAATCACTTCCATCACTCAAGGAGCCCCCGCCACCGCCAACATCCCAGGGAATAACTTCGTCTCAGGGGATTGGATCTTCATCACTGGCGTAGTCGGGATGCTCGCTATCAATGGCCGGTTTGCCCAAGTTGGCTCTGCCATTGGGGCGGTGGTGACTTTGCTTGATGTTAACGGAAACCCGATCAACTCGACCAACTTCTCGGCCTATTCCGGAGGAGGGACTGCTTCTAGGGTTTATACAATCGTCTCTCCTTATGCCGCAGCCGATCTTGCCTTGATTAAGTTCGTCCAAAGCGTTAGCGTTCTATTCATAACCCATCCGCTCTACCCGCCAAAAACCTTGTCCTTTCTCGCTCCAACTAATTGGGCCTTTGCTTCTATTGTTTTTGGCACCACCATCGATGCCCCAACCGGTCTCGTTGGCGTTGCCTCATCCGCTGGAACGGCCAACTATTCGTACGAAGTCACCGCCGTTGATGCCTCTGGCCAAGAGAGCCTTCCCTCGGCTGCTGCCGCGGTGAATGGGGCTGTGAATATTGGCACTACAGCCGGGACTATCTCGCTGACTTGGAACTCTGTAGCATCAGCGGTGACCTATAACCTGTACAAGGCCGAACTCTCGGTTGCTGGAGCGGTACCGTCCGGTGTGAGTTATGGGTTCATCGGCTTCTCCTCTGGAACCAGCTTCGTCGATTCCAACATCGTCCCAGACTTCACTACCACCCCAGAGGTCGTCAACAATCTCCCATTCGCCAATGGCAACAACCCAGGCTCTGTGGTCTTCTTCCAACAACGCGCCTACTACGCCTCCTCAACCTCTCAGCCAGCCACCTTTTGGGGATCTCAGCCAGGGCAATTTAACAACTTCAACTTCTCAACCCCAATCCAAGCCTCTGATGAAATCACTGGAACCATTGTTTCGACTCAGCTAAACTCGATCCGTTACATGCTCCCGATGCCCGGAGGGTTAGTCTTTGGCACCGGTCGAGCGGCCTTTACCCTATCCGCAGGTTCTGGAACCAACGCCACTATCGGAGTCACCCCAGCTAACGCTACGATAACCCCTCAAGCCTATAATGGTTCTAGTGATGTCCCGCCGATTGTCGTTAACGAAGATATCCTATATGTCCAGGCAAAGGGCTCGATCGTACGGGACCTTTCCTACAACATCTACGTCGCAATCTACACCGGGACAGATATCTCAATCAAGTCCAATCACCTCTTCTTCGGACACGGAATTAGGGAGTGGACCTACGCCGAAGAGCCATTCAAGGTTGTCTGGTCCGTTAGAGATGATGGTATTCTCCTCTCGCTGACCTTTATGAAAGAGCAGCAGATGATTGGTTGGGCGAGGCATGACACCCTTGGTCTTTACCAATCTGTGACTAGCGTGCAGGAGGGGCAGGTTGATGCGGCTTACTTTGTGGTAACCAGATTCGTTGGGGGGAATACTGTACAGTGGATCGAGCGGCAGCAACAGAGGATATTCACCTATGGTGCAGAGGATGCTTGGAGTGTGGATTGTGGCACGCAATCGAGTCTTCCCACCCCAGCCGCCAACTTAGTGGTAAGCTCGTCTGTAGGGAATGCAACCTTTACTGCGTCAGTGGGAGTGTTCAGTTCTTCGAGTGTGGGACAAGTTCTTCGTGCTGGCGGAGGAATAGCAACAATAACAGGGTTTAGCTCTTCTACCCAGATTACGGGAACTATAACCCAGCCAATAACCCAGGTTATCCCAAACGATCCAAATCGCACTCCAGTTCCTTTTGCCTCCGGTTCGTGGTCCCTTGCAACTCCGGCGACGAAATTCTTTGGCTTTGACTATTTAATCGGCCAAAGAATCTCAATCCTTGCGGATGGTGGGGTTAGCCCTAGCCAAGTAGTAGCAGGCGATGGGTCAATTACCCTTCCCTCCCCCGCTACCAAGGTGGTCGGTGGCTTTGGCTATCAATGTCAAGCGCAAACCATGCCATTGGATGTTGGGGAGCCGACGGTTATAGGAAAGCGCAAGAAGATAGGAGCGGTGAATCTGATTTTGGCTAACACCCGTGGGCTTAAGGTTGGGCGGAACTTCAATTCAGTAATTGGGCTCAAGGACCAGAACATTGGGGTTCAACTCAACCAAGCAATTCCATTGCAGACGGCCAACGTCCACTTCGTGATCGACCCGCTTTGGGATGTTCCAGGGCAAATTTGTTTTCAGATTGACGATCCATTGCCCGCGACGATTCTTGGAGTAGTGCCGGAGATTGTGATTGGTGACTCTGTTAAATAAACTCAAACGCTTTTGGCGAATGCGCCACGCTGGGTATAGAGCTTGGAGAAAGGCGATGGTTGAAAAACATAGTTCTCCGAGGGAGAATCGATGAAGGTCGAAGTAGTTCGAACATCCGATTTCGATGTCGCCTCGATGGTAGCCCGAAGCTCTCATCCAGAAGGGGAAGAGATTGTTCGGGATTTTGTTAAACGAAGTCTTGTGGTCTTTGTTGGAAAGGCTGATGGAGTTGAGGCTTGTGTGGTTGGGTTGATTCCAGAAACAATTCTCTCGGATAGGGCCTATCTCTGGATGCTCCACACCGATATTTGCGAGGCCCATCCGTTGCGGTTTGTTCGTTGGTCTAGGCGGGTCATAGCTGAGCTTCCTTATCGAGAACTCTTTGGGCATTGTGTGAATGCTACCTCTAGGCAATGGCTGGAATGGTTGGGGGCGGAGTTTGTTAATGAGAACTCGTTTAGGATAGCTAAAGATGGCTGATCCTGCTAGCTTAGCAATGGCTTCTATTGGCTCCTCTGCCGCAGGTGGAATCACTGGGGCTATTGGCTCGATCTTTGGTGGTGAAGCCAAGTCTGAGATGTATACTTATCAGGCTGGCATCGCCGCGATGAATGCGAAGATCGCGAAGCAGAATGCGGATTATGAAACGTCTCTTGGAGAGGTTCAGGCCCAGCAATTGGGAATGAAAACTAGAGCTCAGATTGGGGAAACCCGAGCTATCCAAGGAGCATCGGGGCTCGACCTTAACTCTGGCTCTAATCTTGAGGTTCGGGTCTCTGAGGCCGAGCTTGGGGTTCAAGACCAAGCTATGATTCGCTCTAACGCAGCGAGGCGGGCTTATGGCCAAGAGATCATCGCCGCACAGGAAACTGCTCAATCGAACCTTGATATGATGGCGGCGAGCAATGCAAAGACTGAGGGCTTTATTGGGGCTGCGAGTTCGATCTTGGGGGCTGGGGGGAGCGTTTCGAGCAAGTGGTTGCAGGCCGGGCAAATGGGGGTTCCAGGATTCTAGATGCCCAAAGTTCCGTACGCCCCTCTTCCTGATGTAGCCCCAGCCAATGCCCCAGCTCCACTCCTCAACATCCAAACCCCACCTGACGCCTTTGGAGTTGGGATCGCTAACGCAGTTAAAGGTCTTGGGTCCACGATGGACCAGGTTGGGGGAGAGCTATTCCAACGTGCCACGGCCTTTCAACAACTTCGAAACGAGACCGAATCAACAGAAGCGGTAACCCGATACGAGAAGGAGGCTGGGCTCCTTCATGCTAATTTCTCATCCCTCCAAGGCAAGAACGCTCCCGCAGTGTTTGAACAATACCAATCCGACCTGGACGCTAAGCGTCAGTCCATTCGAGATGGGCTTTCTAATGATTTCGCCCGGCGAATGTACGATCGAAATGCGAATTCGATCATGGGACGATCTATCTTCAATGGTGCTGGCCATGCAGCGACCCAGAACAAGATCGCGGTGGATGGAGCGGCGAAGGCGAGGATAGAGGGGTTAAAGGACACGATTCAGCAGAACCCGAAGGACGATACGGTTTACAACGATTCCCTTGCCGAGGTTGATCGCAGAGTTGAGGAGCGTGGAGCAGTTCAAGGATGGAGTGATGATCAAATCGCTCAGCAGAAGGCGCTTGAGCGAAGCGGAGTAATGCGATCGAAGATTGAAGGCACCATACATACTGATCCGCTTAAAGCCCAAGCTATGTTTCAGGCCAGTCGTTATGCTATGCATTCGACCGATATTGAACACCTGGAGCAGAAGATTCAGAACGGAGTTCGTGGAGTTGTTCAACGGAACGTCTCCGATGCGGTGAACAAGGGTTGGGCTCCATATATGACCCCGAGGGCCATCTCTAGGGCCGAAGGAGTTCAGGAGCCCTTAACTCGAATAATCCAAGAGGCCCAGAGAGCGCATCCAGAACTTCAATTTACGATCGGGGGGAAGGGTGGAGTTCGAACCCCCAATGAGCAAGCGGCCTTGGTGGCGCAAGGGGTTTCCAAAACCCTGCAAAGTGATCACCTTTCTGCGAAGGCCATTGATATCGTCCCAGTGATTAACGGAAAGGAGGACTACAATGCGGACTATGCTCCATACATCCGAGCAGTTGAGGAAGCCTCCCAAAGGCTCGGAATTCCCCTCAAGCCAAAGTCCGAAGCCTTCAAGTCCTGGGATCCTGGGCACTTCGCTTTGCCATCAGACTATGACGTTGGCTCAGCACCTAAGCGTGTGGAGGAGCCAGAGCAATCAAGGATCGATCGAGGAACCAAATATGTAAGGGATCATCCTTTGTTCCAAGACGATCCTTACATCGAGGATCTTACCAAGAACCGGATTCAAACGGACTTCAATCGGGCCAGATCAGTTGCGAGGGAAACCAATCTTGATAACATGGAGCTAACCGCTCAAGGAATTATGGATCGGGGGGATGGAAAGCCTGCGGCAAACATAGACGAGTTTATGGCTAACGCGAAAAGCAAAGCTGCTTTTGACGCCCTTCGTCCAGATCAGCAAATAGCTGTGGCTAGGCGGATCAAAACCTATAATGACTCGCTCAAAGAGCAAACTGATCTTGCGACCAAGTTTCGCTTGCAAGGAATGGCAGATGATGATCCGAATAAATTCCTCCAGATCGATCCATTGGATGAGAAGCTTAAGCTCTCCGACTCAGATCGAAAAGCCATCTTCTCACTCCAGCAGAAAATCCGTAAGAACCCAGAAAAGGATCCGCAAGTCAATCGAGCCTTAACTATTCTATCGCCAATGATCAACGATCCGGATCGAGGGATTGATAAAAAGAATAACCCAGATCAGTTCTGGTTGTTTAAGGGAGCTCTTCAGGATGCGCTCCAAACTGAGCAGCAAAGGAATGGAGGAAAGCCGGTTGGGTTCGATGAGATTCAGAAGATCGGGAAGCGATTGATGTATGGGATGGTTACTCAGGGTTGGTTTACCCAAGGACAAGAACCTTTGTTCAACATAGGAAAGAGCTTGCCTGGGGGAAGCTTGCAGCGAGATGTAATTCGATCAGAGTTGATGAAGAAGAGTCCAGGGTTTGTGGTCACGGACCAAGACATTGATCGCGAAGCGGCGAGGCAGGCTTATAACAAGCTCAGGGCCAAAGAGAAGCCATGACCAACGTCTACGACTTCGATCAAGCCCGAAGACTGTGGCAGAACTCTGCCTCTGCCCAGCTTGATGGATCGTTGGATAAGAATCCAGATGATGTTGCGAAAGCCTTTAACTATTCGAAGGATACTAGGGTTGATCCATCAACCATTCACGAGAACCTTGACGAGTTCGAGCAAGATTATAAATCTGGTCTCGCTTCACGGCTAATTCGTGATAACCCGACCATCGCTTCCTTCATCAACGCTCATCCCCTCCATGCGGGGTTGATCCACGACGACCTTGGGCGGTTAGATCAACTCACTGAGACCTTGGGGAAGATCCATCAATCTGGTGGGGATTCTCCGCTCAAGCAAGGGGTTAAGGGCTTTGCGGAGGGCTTTGGCGCTCAGGGCTTTGGCCATTGGCAAGAGACTCTATCGCCTGAGATGAAGGCCTTGAGCGAGAAGTATCCAATCTCCTCCCAGCTCTGGACCTTACTTGGAGTCCCGATTGAAGTTGGGATGCGAGGGTTTGCGGGCATCTTGCAAGGAGCTAAAGCTACTGTTAAGGGAGTTGCTAGACAAACTGGGGCTAGTGATCAATCAGCGGAAAGCTTTGCCAACGAGATGGCTGGAATGCTTGAGTTCCATCTCATGGGTGGTGGGCCGCAGGTGCCTAGGGCTGGGGAGCTAAAATCCCCAAAGATCGAGGTCGCTAAGGTTGAAGAACCAGATCTAATCGATCCTTCCCGCCGCTCCTTTCTAAAGGGTGCCGCAGCGGCTGGGGCAGCGGCAGCACTACCTAAAGGGGTTATCAAAGGACCGTTAGAAACCCTGATCCCTGAGCGTTTGATGGATCCAGAGACTCCCCAGCGCATTGCTCGACAGGCAATCTATTCAATGGGAGGTGATAAACAACAGGCGTTAGAATACCTGCTTGAAAGGGCTGCTAAGGGAAAGGGCTTTGCTGCTAAAGCTAGTGCTAATGCGGCGGAGATGATTCGCTCTGGATGGATTGATAAACTTCCAAGCATTTCTCAAACTATGATCGAGCAGACTCGATCTATTGATCAAGCCCTTGAGACTATTCGAAGAGAGGCTCAGACTCTTCGCCCTTATCTCGAAGCCGGGGAAGAACCGCCTGCTGGTGTTAGTGATATCGTTGATAAGGCCAAGGAGGAACAAGCCAAGCTCGATCAGAAAGCCCTTAGCGATGCAGTCTCGGATGCTGATTCTACCGCCCTGAAAGAGCGAAGTCCGGAGAAGTTTAGGGAGTTTCTTGAACCATCTCCGGATGTATCGATTAGAATCTCTGTTGAGGCTATCCGAAAGCTCTATGGAGATAAGGTCCCAGAGGCTGGGGACAATCTCTTGGGCTGGATTCCGGACCTTGCGATTAAGCTTGCTAATGAAGAAGCCGTTGGAGGAGGTGTTGAGGTTTCGCATAAGGACTTTCTAACCAATATTGATAAGGAGGTTTATAAGGCCTTAAAGGATGATATTTCGTTAAGGGATGGAGCGAGTGTTAATGAGTTGAAAGAGCTTGGGGAGTCCAAGGCTGGCATCGAGAAGCCAGATCCTAGTGATCCTGCCCTCAACTCCATTCGCAAAGGCGCTGGGTTGGAGCCGCCAGAGAAGATAATGGCCGCGGCAAAGCTAGAGCCTCCAATTGAGCCGCCAACAGTTCCGCCATCTAGTGGTGAAGAGCCCCCTTCTGAGTCTTCTCGCAATTCTCGAATCTTCACCTCCGCTAAGGCCTTTGGGAGAACCGAGAAAGAGCTTCGCAAATACAATGAGCTTATCGCCAAGCGCGACGAAGAGGATGTAGCATGGAGAGCAAAGAGGGCAGAACGCCAAGCAAAACTAGAGAACAGCGAAGCTTGGAAGGAAGAAGCTTCATCAATCCGCCCAGAGGTGAGGGAGGAGATTGTATCTCGGTCAGACGTAGCGGCCCATCAGCTTTTCTCGGAGGGGAAATACGTTGGCCAAACGTTGGAGCGGAAGCCGAAGCTAGCAAGGGATAACCTAACAGAGGAACAGATCAATACTCTCCCACCAGATATGATCTCAAGTCGAGGCCTTCACCCTGACGACGTGGCCAATATGTTTGGGTTTAGTTCTGGAAATGATCTTGTTAACTCTATTGCCGCGCTAGAACGCGAAGCGGAAGGCCAAAGAGGAGACATTGTTAGACGATTAGTCAACGCGGAGGTTGAGCGTAGAGTCCAGGCCAAGCTTGGTTCATCTGCCGCCGATCTCTTGGATGAAGCCAAGGACCATGCTCTATCCTTGACCCAGATGGAGATGCTACACGAACAGACTCTAACGCTTGGGACTCAGCTTGGCGTAGAGCTCCCACTTTCCAAATCTCGAATGGATTGGGGAGCTCATAACCTCCTAAACGAGAAGCGCTTTGGTGGGCTAAAGTCTGATCGCTTGTTGGCCGAAGCCGGCAAGGCCGGAAGGAGAGTTGAGAAAGCCCTTCTTGGTGATGATACCCTTGAAGCCTTCAAAGCCGCGCAGCAACAGTACACCCTCGCCCAGATGGCGAGCGGGGCGCGAGCCATCGAGAAGGAGAAGAAAGCCTTTGAGAAGCAAGCAAAGACGTTTTCCAAGCGCGAGGTGGATGGAATCGATCCAGAGTACACCAACTGGGTCCACGATATCCTCATCCGGGTTGGCCGAGATGTTTCCCGCTACCAAGAAGATCTTCGTACCGAGATCGCAGCACAAGAGTCCAAGACACTATCCGACTTCCTGGACAAGAAGGAAGGTATGGGGTACGAGATCTCGATCCCGGAGTTCTTGGTCGATTCGGCCTTCAAGAAACCACTCGAAGATATGTCTGTTCGTGATGCACGTCAGGTTATGAATGCGGTTAAGAGTTTGATCAAGGCCGGAAGAGATGAGAAGAAGATTGGAGTCACTGGCGAGCGGATGGATAAGAAAGAGTTTATCGCTAAGGCAGTGCAGCAACTCTCTGAGCTTGGGGAAAAAGCTACCCCAGAAGAGAGGGCAAAGCAATTTGGAGCACCGGTTATAAAGCTTGGCCGAACCTTCCTCGCTGGGACCTTGCAGGTTGAGAGTCTCCTCAACCGGTGGGATAAAGGGGCTGCTTTTGGGTTATTTAACAACATTATTGGGCGCCCAATGTTTGAAGCAGCAAATTACCGAGATAAGCTCGCCAAGAGCGTGGCGAAGGAGATGGTGGATAAACTCCATGACAAGGTCAACCTCAAAGAGGTAATCCCGAATACGATCTTTCGCGACCCTATATCTGCCTATAAGCCCACCCCAGAAGATGCTGGAGCAATGGATTGGGACAACGCTACTCCAAAGGCTATGACTAGGCAGAGCCTTCGAGTGGTTTTACTTAACGCGGGGAATGAGGGTAACCTCAAGCGATTAGCGGATGGATATGGGATTAAGCCAGAGCAGGTAATGGATTGGCTTGATCGCTATGCGACTAAAAAGGACTGGAATTGGGCACAGGCTTATGGAGACATCTTTAAGAATCTCAAAGTGCTATCTGATACGGCTGCAAGGCAAAGGTCTGGGGTAGCCCCTGAGAGCATTCCAATACTTCCAATTGATTCGCCTCATGGCCAGTACCCAGGATGGTATTGGCCCATTATCAAAGACCCAACCTTCTCCTCTGGCCTTGAGAAGAAGAGTATGGGTGAGCCCTTATTTCACGATGTCTATGTCCGAGCTGGCACGGCTAAGGGCTACACTAAGGACCGAACCGATCATACCGCGCCGATTAGTCTTGATCTCGATGCGATCCCTGGAAGGTTAATGCAGGAGATTCACGACATAGCGTTCAGGGATGCGGTGATGAACGCAAGTAAGGTGTTCTACGATCGTGACTTCATCAACGCTGTGACCAAGTTCCAGGGGAAGGAATATGGCGATACTCTAATCCCTTGGCTCAAGGACGTGGCAAACTCCTCTAACGGGAAGTCCACTGCGGATGCTACTTGGTCTAAGTGGTCGGAGTTCTTTAGACAGAATGTGGTTGGGACTCTGGTTGGATTTAATCCTAGAACCATTGAAAAGCACACTCTTTCAGCAGCGATGAACTCCTTTACAGAGGTTGGGCCAAGGGAGTTTAGTGAAGCGGTTCAAAGCCTGTTCCGACGGGACTTCTCTGATACCCAAACCAATTGGGAGTTTGCTTATGATAAGAGCGAGGAGATTCAGCGAAGGTCGCAGAACTTTGTTGAGCAGGTCTCCGGTGCGCAAGAGAAAGTCTTGGACGCTCGATCATGGAGAGATACCCTCCTCCACGCTGGAACGGCTCCGGTGGCATTCGGTGACATGCTTTCCGCACGACCAACTTGGCTCGCTGAGTTTAAGAAGCAAATCGAGGCCGGAAGGAGCGAAGGTGATTCCATCTACGCGGCAGACCGAGCAGTTCGCCGAGCCCATGGGAGTTCTGCGATAACTAACCGTCCGGAGCTTATGCGAAGATATCCGTGGGCCGCGAGCCTTTATGGATTTTTTAACCACATCGCTAACCGCCAGTACGAGCTGGCGTGGAAGGCCAAAGAGGCTGCTGGGCTTGCGACCAAGGGGGAGGTTGAGGAAGCAATGAGCAAAGTCCCATCCCTTGCTGCTGGCTTGTTCTCTTATGTAATCTTTCCTGCGATTGTGGAAGAGCTCGTTACTCCTCTAACCAACGACGAGAGAGAGTCATGGGCCAAGAAAGCTGCTAAGGGATTGATTCGTGGAGCTTCTAGCTCTTGGATTGGGGTAAGAGACTTCGTCAACGCGGCCTTAGAGGCAAAGGATGGGACCTTTGGGCTTGCAAGCACCTTGCCGAAGGAATTCACCGACTTGGCTCGGGATCTATACAAGAAAGACCTTGGCTTTGACAAGGCCCATGCAGGGAAGACCATCAAGCATGCGATGGTAGCTATTGGGGCTGTTTTTGGCCTTGCTAATGCTCAAATAGGAAACCTTGCAGAGTTTCTCTATGACCTCAAAACAGGGAAGCAGCGACCGCCCAAAGATCTAAAGTCCCTATGGCGAGGGCTGAGCAAGGGGGATGAGCAGGCTAAATCTGGTCCGGATTTGATTGAGCGGGCTCTACCAGGAAAGCGAAGGAGGCAATGAGTGATCACCGAGAATACAATAATCGTTGGCATCTTGATAAGAGGGTTCCTATAGCTCTGATTACAGCCATGACGATTCAGATTGTAATCTTTGCCTATTGGGTTGGAGGGTTTAATAATCGTGTTGAGCAGCTAGAAAAGCAAATGATATTGATGGTTCCACAAGGCGAGAAGATTATTCGACTCGAGACTAAGGTGGACGAAATTCATAACTCCGTGAACGAAATCAAATCTTGGGTTAGGCCAAAAGGGCCTTAAAGTATCGCAGGCCCTGTCGATCGACCTTGCTTACCTTAATCATTCCCGAACTCATCATCAAATCCAACGTTTTGCTAACCACATGAACCGGGAGTCGTTCGCAGGCGAACCGAACAACTTTGGTTTCATTTGGTTCATCCTTTTCCCTAATGAAGTGTGCAATTTCGTCCATTGCTCTTGAATCGAGGTTAACCCTCGCGGCAAAGATGTAAGGCATTTGGCTCTCGGCTTGGGTCAGCCAAGCGAAAGCCCGGTTGAAATCCTGAATAGTGATCCTTAAAGTGTCTCCCCGATCAGCCGAAGAGACCATAGATAGCTTCAACACGTGGGCCAAACGCCTAGAGTTATAGTGCTGGAGCTTGGGATGGTTTGGGACTGGGCGAAGCCCCCCAGATCTCCAAGCATTGATCTGATTTCGATACTCTTCATCGATCTCGAACTGGCCCTTGAGGGCGTAGATGGCAGTTAGGTCATGCATTAGATCGTTGCTTGAGTCCTTCACTGGGATATTGAACAGGTCCTCCTGGAATGGTCGATCGTCAGCAAAGATCATGATTGTTCTGGACATAAAGCCTTGATCCCAAGCTCCACTAGGGAGTAGATCATGGAGATGGGAGGTAGTGTCTCCAGCCAAGATGGAAAGCTGAGGATTAGGAATAGAGATACTAATTCCCGCTCCTCTTCTAGTTTGGCTGTAAGGAACTGTAACGTCGTAGAAAGTAGTAAGATTTGCAACAAGTGCATTGTCATAGTCATTGAGTAAGGCTCCTAGTTCATCCGGGAGAAGAAGCATTGAGTTGTACTCAATCGGCGGCTCGGGATGGAGGATTATTCTCTTGTTCGCGGCAGCGAGGGCATCTACGAGCGAAGCTCCAGTTGTACTCGTTGGGGCAATCTTGAACTCTGGTAGCTTCCGCAAGAAACGTCCAGCAGCCTTTATGGTGTTTGACTTTCCAATCCCAGGTGGTCCCACAAGAAAGACATAGAGATTGGGAAACAACGGTGAACTTGTCACCATAAAGCATCGCTGCTCTAGCACACTCGCTATCGTCACTATCCCTGCCCATGTGCGATAAATCTCCGACGTCTCGATGTTGTCTGTCCACTCAACGAAGGACTCGATCCAAGAGCGGCACTTCCTCTGGGCGCTTCCGTTTGTCTTGTTCAAAATAGGATTTGAGCCCTGAGGGATTCGTGTCACTTGCTTCTCCAAAGTTCCATCCAGTTTTGCATCCGTAGGGAATGATAAGCTCGCGATTCCCAATCTGAACGGGATAATTCAATTGCTTAATGATCTTTGATACAATCTCGTCCTCCCTTTCCTCCGGGTATTGGACAACTATCGCGTCGTGGATTTGCATCAAGAGCTGGCAATCTCTTTCCTTCCAGACCTGGAGCATTCCTTGGTTAACAATATCAGCAAGGGAGCCCTGGGGGTCAAAGGCAATTGCCTCTCTTACGGTCTCTGGATCGTTTCGCCTACCCCAGAATTGGCGCTTTCGCCCAGTTAGATTAATAAGAAATCCATCTTTAAGGAGCTTACTCTCTACCCATGCATGCCACCTTAAGTGGGAGGGAAAGGCTTTGAAGTAGATTGGTTGAAACTCCTCAATCAACTCCACGTCTACTTTAGCTTGACTAGCAAGGGTTCTGGGCTTGCCGGCATAGTTGGTTCCATGACCAATCTTCTTACACATGAACCGTCGTGAATAGTGACGGTAATATGGTTGTTCGGCCAGAGCCTTATCAAGTCTAGGATCTCCTGTCCAAAGGAGTTTGGGCCATACGAGCTTCGCCACTGTTGTATGGAGATCTCCTGACTCGCAGGCATCGAGATAACGGCTGTCATGAAAGAGAACATATTCTATTCCTCCAACCACTCTGCTCTCGCCCTGCTCTGCGTCGAAGTATCCCATCTTCATCCCTGGGTCGGCGACTAGGACTGAGCGGAGGGCATCTTCGATATTTTGAAGGTTTCCACCAGTTCCGAACTCGGAGAGCGAAGAAGATAAGCGACCAGTGTTAGTCCCTCCAATATTATAGGAGGTCCGAATTCGTCCGTCAGGATCAATATCGGTTTTAAGTACCGAGATCTTCTTAGCAATATCACGCATAGTCTTAATGTGTGAGATAATAGGACGAGCCACAAGGTAGGCTTCCATCTTCTCCAACGCGTTGCGGTCAACGGTAGGATTGCTTGAGCCTCGCTTGTGTATGACCGGAATTCCAAGACGATCATAGAAAAGCTCCCTTAAATGGTCGTTGCTTCGCCAATTGAACCCGAACTGCCCAACCCCTTCGTGAACGATTCGAACTAGGTTTCCTTCGAGTCGGTCAAGGAGATCATAGTATTGTTCCACCACTTCCGACTTACGTTGTCGGTCCACCAATACTCCTCGTAGCCGCATTTCGAGCACTGGACCTTGTAGTGCCTTAGAGAAGGCGTACGTTTTAGCAGTGTGGCTGTCCAGTTGTGGCGACAAGATGTCGAGGAGCTCGGCGGTGATGAGGCAGTCGAGTCCATTGTAAACCCATTCCCTTTCCATCGGCTTGAGGCGATCAGGAGTCATTTTGTTGGTTTGGGTTATCTTAGCCATATTGATTTTCTGATATTTCCAATTCATCGCGAATTTCAGCTGCTGTCATATCATCAGGGAGTTCGCGTACAACGGCGTAGACTATTTGTCGTATAGTATCAGGTGAGTGGTATCTGACTCTAGGCTTGTTTAACGAGGATAAACCAACACTTTTACATGAACAAGCTGACTCTATTGCCTCTTTCAGGTTTTGATTCATTAGTCATCCCTCTTTATCGTCCTCTTACCCCTGCTCCGCATATCCTTCCAACTTCCCTCGTCGCAATAAACACTTCCCAAAAACCCCAATCCCTTGAGGCTTTCGGGCTGAAGGGAATAGTGGAGGAGCATCGTATCCTCACTTGCGTTAGCTACTTTGATTCCGTATCCCCGATAGAGGAAGGAGACATCGTAGAGTCCATTTTGGAATAGCTTTGGCAAAAGCGGATTACTGCAAGTGTTTGCAATATAGTTCCACACACTTCTTTCAAGCTCATGAGTTGGCCAATAATTTTTTCCAAGCTTTTTGGGGTCAAAGAATGGGATAACAATTGCACGTCTTGGGCTAGGAGCAAATCCAATGCACGTAATTCCTCGTCCTGCCGTTTCAATATCAACGCTAAGGATTCGACAGCCTTCGATGTATCGCTTGTGGAACGCATAAATATCCTCCAAGGTTGGCTCGATCCAGACCTCGCGAAACGGGCGGCGGATTTCTGGGAAAGCGGATTCTCGTTTGGCTTTTACAAGGTCAATGACTCCAATGGGTCGCAGGTCCCACTGGCGTAGTATTGCAGCAGGATGGTAGGTCGGTAAACACTTGAACCCGGACGCACAATGAGTTGACAAAGTTGTAGTTCCTCGAAACTTGGATATAGTCGTTCGACCAGTAAGCGCCCACAGCGCAGTGTTGCCCAGCGCAACAACCAGGTTGGGATTAACTTCGAGAAGCTCATTGCTCAATCTCTCAAGTTCTGGGGCAAACTCTGCCCGAATATATAGCCCTTTTCCAAGAGCCGGATAGCCAGGGATAGCTTGCGATTTAGGTCCGCATAAAGTTTCGATCTTGTTTCCTTTGGGGCGGAGATTGAACACATTGGTGATGTAAGTGTCCGCTCGATGAATGCCAGCTTCGCCCAGCATTTTTGTAAGTTCGTATCCAGCTGATCCGGAGAATGGGATTCGGGTTCGTTCTTCTTCTTCGCCATAACTTTCTCCAACTAAGACAATGTTGGTCATGCTTTCCCCAAACGAAAAGGGGAGGAGCCTTCGCCCCTCCCTGATTTATTTAGACCAATACCCCAGCCCAAGCATCGCCTATGGGTATAATGAGAGGCATAGTCCAATATACCTGCTTACCCTTCATCCTAGCCCAACGGATTTCGTTGGTTGTGGACTGACCGTAATAGCCATCTTCGTTTAGCACGACGATTCCATCTGAGTTGTCGATCTTAGCGAAGTGGATCTGGTCGAGGATTGTCTTCTGCTCCTCGGTAAGGCCATTACCCTCCTCTAATGAGTTATATACAGCTAAGCCGTATACGACATGGCCAGCTAGACCCAGCTTCGTGCTCCACTCATGAAAGCGGGGCTCGAACTTGCGACTGCCGCAAAGAGTTAGTCTCATTTCTACCTCCATTTGGCCAAAAGCCAAGGCAATAATCCCATCATTGCGATGACCAATAGCATTATGACTAGTTCCCAGGGCATTGGCTACTCTCCAACCTTTGCAGTTCCACCAATCTCTCCAAAGATTGACTGCCCATCCTCGCTGGCCCGATGCTTGATCGTTGCGAGGACGCTTGAGCCGGGAGCTTCATCGATCATCTGGCGTAAGGTTTGGGATTCATCAATCCCAAGATCGACGAGGAACTTCTTCAAGCGCCAAGCGGCGTCTTCGGTGAGATAGAATGTGGCTTTAATGGCCCGGGAGGCAAATCCTCCCATCTCATCCAAAGCCTCTTGATCCACGTCGTCAAGGGTTCCGGTTGGTTGAAGGGTAAACTCGACGAAGTCGGTTTGTTTCTTGGAGGATTTGTCGAACCTTGGAAGGCCCTTGACGACGCATTCGTAGGTTCCGGTTGGTAGGGGCTTGGGACGTTCGATTTCTGAGGATTGCCGGTCGAGAATATCTTGAAAAGATGCCATGGTTATGTCCTTATTCTGCTGGTTCGTAGGTTGCTTCGAAGATGTTCGGTTTGCAGGGGTAGATTTCTCCTTTCACTCCTTTGATGATCCAGTCGCCTGGGTTGGCGGTCATGGTTTCTTCCATGGTTTGAATTCGTAGAAACTGATCATAAACCTGAATGATTTCTTTCTCCAGTGCTTCGATGTACCAATCAGGCGCTGGGCTCGGTGTGTCTGGTAACCATTGTATGGCTTCGATGACAACTGATTTCTTTCGATATTTCATCGTCTCACTTTCAGGTTGTTGGGGGGCTCTCGAAGAACCTTGAAGAATTCCGCGAGCCCTGTGCCGATTTGGTAGCTTGGTTGCATTGCAAACGGAGCAGGGTTCGCGAGATCGATCAAGGGAGTGGAGTTGGTTTGGATTGTGCGCTTGCCTCCTTTGTTGGTGTAGAGAACTGCGGAAGGGAAGTATTGAGGAATCTTTGGGGATAGGGCTTGGCCTACCCCTTGAGGGAAGCCTTTCTTCGTTCCGTCAGGCATGTCCATGTAGTTTACGTGGCAAAGGACTAGGATGTTGGTTTGAAAGCTGGCGGAAGTAAGCCCAGCTAGGACGTTCTCGATGGATTGTTGGGCTTGATAGAAGGTTTGCCTTGGGTCCTTGGCTTTGCCCATGAACTCATGGAAGTCAAACGCTGCATCGCAGAGGCGGGATAGGGAATCGATCACTAGGATGTAATCTGGTCCCCATTCTTGTGGCTTTCCGTTCCAAGAATCGAGAAGCTTCATTCCCTCAATGAAGGCCTTTGGTTGTCCGTCAAGGATTGGGCCTAGCGGAGAGGACTTGCGCTTGTCTCGGAGGGGGATAAACTCGACATTCTCGATTGCCTCTTTGCACTCGTGGAGGATAAAATACTTGAGCACGTCGAGCTTGTTATCGTAATCGAGGATTCGAAGCTTGTATCCGGCCTTGGCGAGGGAGGTAAGGGAACCGGTTTTGCCTGCTTGTGCGTCGCCGATGAGGAGGAGTTTGACGAAGCTATTCGATTGGTGAGCTGATAGGGAGGGCACGATTGTATCTCCGAATGAGTTCTTCCAGGAGAAGGAGGTCTGTGTTCTTGAACCAGATATTGGCGGCTTTACGGAGTTTGAGGATAAGTTCATTATTACTTAATGCAGGCAAACTCTCCGTGGTACTTAAGTGCTGCTTCTCTGTAGGCATTGGAGGCTTCCTCTTTTGTGGCAAACGATCCAAGATGAACTCGTTG